CCGCACCTACGCGAACCCGACCGGTGACCTGTACCTGACCAAGGCCGAGCGCAAGCAGCTGGGGTTCTCCCGGCAGCGTGCGGGCGGCGTGGACATGTGGGCAGGGTCGGACCAGTACGCCACGGAGGCCTGATGGCCGAGATCCCGGCGTACATGACGCCGCACACGGTCACCGTGGAGCCGCTGCTGGGTTCTGGCGGTATGGGCGAGGTCTGGGGCACCCCGGTGCCGGACGTCCCGGCCATGGTCGAGGAGGGCGCCACGTTGGTGCGCGACACCAGCGCGGCCGAGGTCGTGTCGTCGGCCCGCGTGCACTGCTCGTGGGCCGTCGTCGCGCCACCTGGCTCGAAGGTCACGCTATGGGAGGGCACGGCCAAGGAGCGGACGGCGGCGGTCATCACGACCGACGGCGCACCGCACCCGACGCTGCCGTCCTGGCAGACCCTGGCGCTGACATGAGCAGCATGAGCGCGGCGCAGATGATCGCCAAGATGCGCCAGGCTGCGGCCGAGGGGCTGACGGAGTTCGCTGAGCACGTCCGGGACGAGACACGGCCGCGCACACCGAACGATCCGGCGACGGGCGGGGACGACCTGGCCGGCTCGCTGACCGTCGAGCCCGCGACGCCGTCGGACCTAACGGCGCAGGTCTACACGAACGCCGAGCACGCCATCTACCAGCACGAGGCGCTGAACATCCAGCACCCCACGGGTGAGGCGAAGTACCTCGAGAACACCACGCTCGACTCGGCCGGCGATGCCGGGCGGATCATCGGCGCGGCGGTGCGCCGACGGTTCGGCTAGTCCCGCTTCGTCAGCACTCGGAAGACGAACAGGGCGAGCGAGATGGGTAGCAGCACGGCCACGGGCAGCAGCACCCACCAGCCGATGTAGTCCCACATCCCCCAGTCGCGGAAGGCCCCCTGCGCGATCGACCACACCAGCAGCGCGGCCAGCACCACGCCCACCACGAGCTGGGTGCGTCGTGTCTTCCAGTCGATCCTCATACGCCCGATGGTCCCACCCGCGCGTCTGCGCGCAAACGAAAGCCGGGGGTGAACGTGACGGATAGGGAAATGCTGGTCGTCCTGCTGGCTCGGCTCGCATCCCAGGGCGTGGGTGTGTGGCGCCCGAGTGGGCCTGCCTACCTCAAGACAGAGACAGGTCTCTATTACGCCTCGATCGGCACAGATTCTGACCGCGCTGTCGCCCTCGCGCGCTACAACCGGCAGGACTTCGGGCAGCCCCGCGACGAGGTCAAGACGAGGCGCGTGCAAGCCCGGATCCGCGGCCTGCCCAACAACGCCGGCGACGCCGACGACCTGGCAGACGCGGTCGACAACGAGATGCACGGCCTGACCCGATGGGCGGGCATCAACAGTGTGGAGCGGCTATCCGGCCCGGCTCCGCTCGGCACGGACGGCAACGGGCGGTCCGAGCTCTCCCTGAACTACGCAGTCGTCCTGGAGGACTGAAATGCCTGACTACTCCCCGACCCTTCCGGCCGGCTCGACGCTCGGCAAGAGCTACGAGTACGGCTTCGACGTCTACAACGGCACGGCCGCCGCCGGTCTGGTCGCATCGCCGACCGACCCACTGTGGCTGCCGACGCGCCGTGCGCTGAACGTCCAGGCGCCCATGACGCCGATCACCCAGGACGCCCAGTCGTACGACGACAAGGGCTCGCCCAACGCCGAGGTCTCGGCGTGGTCCTGGGCGCTCACCGCCGCGGCGTTCGTCAACCGCAGCTCGACCACCGGTCTGCCCGTTCCCGAGCTGCGCGTGCTGCAGGAGCGGTACGGCGACACGAAGAACGAGGCCGCGAAGGTCGCCGTGCGCTGGTACCACAAGCCGGCCGACGGCTCCACGCCGGACCCGAACGAGTCCTACATGGGCGTCGCCACGGTCGCCCTGACCCGCAACAACGCGGGTGCCGACGGCGCGAACGAGCAGTGGGGCATCACCCTGACCGGCGTCGGCTACGCGACCCGGATCGCCAACCCGTTCACGGGCTGGGCAGACGACACCACGCTCCCGTTCATCGCGTCGGTCCTCCCCGCCGGCCAGTCCATCGGCGAGCAGGTCACGATCACGGGCACCGAGTTCGACGGCGCCACCGCCGTCTCGATCGATGGTGTGACCGTCGATGTCGAGAACTGGGAGCTGATCGGCTCGACGACCATCGTCGCGGAGATCCCGGCTGGTGCCGTGGGCGCCTCGCCGGTCATCGTGACCACGCCCGCCGGTGCGTCGCCCGCCGTCTCCTACACGGTGGTCTGATGCGCCTGGATGGACTCGCTGACGTCCTGGCTTCGGTTGACCAGGACGCCTCCCTGGAGCTGCCGTTCGGTGGGCGTACCTATGTGGTGCGCGCGCCGACGGCAGCTCGTGGCTTGCGCTGCGCGGCCTACCTTGGCGCCAGGGCCATCGAGGACGAGGAAGAGCGTGCCCAGGTCCGCGTCGAGGCGCTGGCTGGCGGCTCGCTCGCCGATCTCGCGCTCGGGCCCGACGCGATGGCTGACATGGCTGACCTGTCGGGACCGGTCCTGCACCAGCTCGCCTGGGTGGCCCTGGTCGCCTGGGTGAACGGTGAGGCCGCCGCTAACCGGTACGTCGCCACCCTCGCAGCGGCGCAGTCCGGCCAGACGGAGGCGGCGGTCGAAGCCGCCCCAAAAGCACGCGCCCGCCGGTCACCGAAGAAGAGTGGGACCAGTACGGCGTCGGCACGAAAGACCCGGACACCGGCATCTGGTCCGGCGGGTACCGAGTCCCAGCCGAACTGAGCACGCCCCAGGCCGCTCAGGCGACCGGGGGCATCCCCGTGGGCTGGTGGGACCTGCTGACCCATTGGCGGCTCGTGGTGGCGGACCTGGCGGCGATCTACCACCTGCCTCCGTCGGCCCTGCCCGAGCAGCCCTGGGCTGGCCTGCGTGACCTGATCCTGTCCCTGCCCGGCGAGCCTGACTCGCGTGTGGCCCGTGCCCTGGGAGGTGGATCATGATCGTCGCGAATCTCCAGAGCATATTCACAGGTGACCCCACCCAGTTCGACAAGACCGCGACGACGGTCGAGACCCGGCAGAAGTCGATCGACGGCAAGATCACCACCGCGACCATCGACGCCGACGCCACGGCCGCGCTCGCCGGCATGGACAAGGTCGACGCGGCGGGCAAGAAGATCGCCTCGGCCGAGACCGTGGCCAAGGTCGACGCCGACATCACCAAGGCGCAGACCGACTTCGACCGGATCACGGCCGAGCTCGACCTCCTGCGGCAGTCGGACACCACGCCTCAGGTCACGGCGGACATCTCCAAGGCTGAGGCAGCACTGGCCAAGGCTGAGTCCTCGCTGTCCGCGCTGCGTGGCGCTCGGGCGACCATGGTCGTGGAGGCCGACACCTCGAAGGCTGAGGGCGACCTGGACGGCCTCGCGGACAAGGCGTCTACCGCCGGGGCTGATGGCGGAGACCGTGCGGGCAAGAACCTCGGCGCGGGCATCCTCGCGGCAATCGCCACCATCCCCATCGCGGGCGCTGTCGTCGGCATCGGTCAGGCCATCGGCGACTCGCTCATGGAGGGCCTGGAGAGCGAGGTAAACGGCGACATTCTGGCCGCACGCACCGGCCTGGACGCGGCCACTGTGGCGCGCCTGGGTCAGGCAGCCGGCGAGGCATACGCGGGCAACTTCGGCGAGTCCATCGAAGCCAACATGGACACCGCGAGGATCGCCGTGCAGTCGGGGCTGCTGGACCCGCAGGCCACAGCACGAGACGCGCAGGCGATCATCCAGTCCCTGTCCGGCGTCGCCGACATCCTCGGCGAGGACATCCCCGCCGTGTCGCGTGCCGCATCGCAGATCCTGCGTACCGGACTGGCGAAGGACGCTGCCGGGGCGTTCGACCTGATCGTCAAGGGCCAGCAGGCCGGGCTGAACGTGTCCGAGGACTTCCTCGACACCCTCGACGAGTACGGCACCCAGTTCCGTAAGGTCGGGCTGGAGGGACCGCAGGCGCTCGGGCTCGTCTCGCAGGCAGTACGGGCCGGCGCGCGAGACAGCGACATCGCGGCCGACGCCATCAAGGAGTTCTCCATCCGGGCGGTCGACGGCTCGACGCTGACGGCTGAGGGCTTTACCGCCGTCGGTCTATCCGCTGAGGAGATGTCGACCAAGATCGCCAAGGGTGGCCCCGAGGCGGCAAAGGCCCTGGACCAGACCCTCGATGGGCTGCGCAAGATCAAGAACCCGGCCGACCGCGCTGCCGCCGCTACCGCCCTGTTCGGCACGCAGGCTGAGGACCTGGGCGACGCGCTGTTTGCGATGGACCTGTCGACCGCTGTGAAGGAGTTCGGCGACGTCGAGGGCGCGGCCGAGTCAGCGCTGACCACCATCGGTGACAACTCTGCGGGGAAACTCGCCAGCGCCGCCCGAAACATCGAGCTCTCGGCCACCCAGATCAAGACGTCCCTGGCGGTCGCGTTCGGGCCTGACATCGAGCGGTTCGCCGACGCGGTCACTCAGAACCGCGAGAAGGTCGTCGACTTCCTGTTCGACGCAGCCGAGGGCGCCGTCGAGTTCGGCATCGCCACGGCTGAGGCTGCAGCAGCCGGCACGGAGGCGTTCGGCGACTTCGCCTCGTCCACGCTGCCGCCGATCATCAACGGGGTCAACTCTCTGGTGCAGGGTCTGGGGCACATCGGTCTCGTGTCCGACGAGGCCGCCCAGGACTTCGACGACTTCGCGAAGGACTCGGAGAAGAACCTCGCGGACTTCGACAAGTCTACCGAGAAGACCGCCGAGCAGATCCGCATAGCCCTGATCGACAACACGCTCACGCCCGTCCAGAAGAAGCTCGACGCCCTCCGCATCCCCGCCGAGGCTGCCGCGCGGCTGTCCGACACCACGAACAAGCTGGCGGACCGCATTGGGAACGTGGGCTACAAGGCCGACGGCTCCAAGCTCTCCCTCAAGCTCCTGAACGGTGAGATCGACACGGGGACGCGGGAGGGGCAGCTCCTGGACAGGCAGATCCGGCGCGTGTCTGACTCGCTCACGGACCAGGTTCGGTCGGCCCGTGACTCCGGCGAGGGCCAGAAGAGCCTGCGTGAGCGGGTGCTGTCGGCCCGGAGCGCGTTCATCGACCAGGTGTCCGCCCTCGGCCTGACCAGGCGCGAGGCTGAGCGCCTGGCGGACAAGTACGGGCTGATCCCGAAGAGGGTCACGACCAGCGTCACGGCGAACACCGCCCAGGCAATCAACGCGATCACCAACGTCGACAACGCGCTGAACCGGATCAACGGCAAGGTCGTCACGGCAGGCGTCGCGATCAAGCAGTACGGGCAGGCGGCGCTGGCGGACGGCGCGGTCATGGACTACTACGCCTCCGGCGGATTCAACGAGAACCACGTCGCACAGATCGCCCCAGCCGGCGCCTGGCGCGTGTGGGCCGAGCCGGAGACGGGCGGGGAGGCGTACATCCCGCTCGCCCCGTCCAAGCGGACCCGGTCCCTGGAGATCCTCGAGGAGACGGCGGCTCGCCTGGGTGCTCGGGTCATCCCGAACGCCGACGGGTCGATCACCCGTGGATCCTCCGGCCCCGCGCAGGCCATGTTCACGGACGCCCAGGTCGCCCGTCTGGAGGCCGCGCTGGAGCGCGGCGCCGCCCGGGGCCTGGCGGGTCATGAGCTGGCCCAGTCCCGTGCTGCGCGCTACACGAAGGGGATCTGATGCCCACCAGTACCGACGGCATCCTGACGGCCGAGTTTGACCCTACGCGGGGCTCGGTGCTGCTCACGATCGACGGCGACCTGTGGCCGTCGCCGGTCACGCACATCACGGTCACCCGCACCCCCGTGGGGCAGCCGACCATGCCCGTGCGTGGCCTGGAGATGCGCCGGGTCACAGGCGGGTGGTACATCGGGTCGGACGGCGAGATGCCGCACGACACGGACGTGGTGTACCTCGTGACTGGTTACGACTCGTTCGGTAACGAGGTACGAGTCGGCCGAACGAACCTCACCCCGGACCCGCGCCTGACGGCTACCACGATGAGTCTCAACGGGTCGACCGTCACGGACACGCGGCCCTCGACGGGTGGCCCTGACGGCGGTTCGTTCTTCCGGCGCACGATGACGACGGCGAACACGACGTCACCCATGTCGATGCCGCTGGACGGCACGGGCACCAGCGGCATCCCGGTCGCGGCAGGGCAGCAGTACACCGGATCCTGGTACGCCACGAAGTCGCCTCCGGGCGGGCCCTCGTCGCGGATGAACGTGCAGTGGTACGACGCCGCAGGCGTGCTCCTGTCGACCACTACCGGTACGAGCTCGTCCCCGGCCGCTACCTGGGCCCGGATCACGCAGACCGTCACTGCCCCTGCGAGTGCCGCGTTCGCGACACCCCTGCTCCAATGGTCAGGCACGGCCCTGGTCGCCCAGGTGCTCGAGCTCGCGCAGGCACAGTTCGAGACCGGTGCCACGGCGACCGACTACCTGGACGGCACCTACCCGGACGTGGAGTGGATGGGCGCAACCAACGCGTCAGCCTCGTTCCTGCCGATCCCGACGTCAGTCACCGTCTCCACTACGGGCGCCGAGTGGGGTGTCTGGCTCAAGGCTCCGGGGCGCGTCGACTTCAACCAGCGCGTCAAGCTGGCGGACATCGGCGGCGTGGACTCGGGCACGCAGGGCGGCACGTACCCGGTGATCGGTGGTAACGAGGTGTCCGAGACATCGGGCATCGGGGCTGACCGTGCGGCCATGCGCCTACAGACCGACACCGCTGCGCAGGATGCGGCCCTGAAGTCCCTGCTGCGGCAGTACCGGGACATCCAGATCACCACGGGTCAGCCGGCAGAGATTGGTGAGGGTACGGGCGCCGACTGGTGGCACGTCGAGTCCCATAGTCGGAGCAACCCAGGCAGGGCCCGTTTGGACGACTATGCCCAGCGACTGCACACGATCCAGATCGTCCGCCAGCCCGTTCCCACGGGCGTGGGCCTGGTCTCGACGGGCGCCACCTACTCCGACGTGTCGGCCGCCTACGCCACGTACACCGCGCTGTCGGCCGCCGTGTCGACGTACGCGGACCTGATGAACCCGGGGGTCTGACATGTGGCCGGTGTCCGACACCTACCAGGAGGTGCTGGCCGGGCCGCACCGGATCGAGCAGGTGGCCGACGTCGTCGTGGGCGACGCGGTCGTCTATCGCGGTCTGCCAGTCACGGGCGGACGCATCACAGTCTCCTCGCGGCAGCGCACCCGACGGTCGTGCGACCTGACGATCACGCCGAATCTGCCGATCAGCACCTACGAGGAGATCCCGGCCCTGGCCGCCTCGATCACGGGCGTGGACAGAACTCACCCGCTGCGGTGGACGGGCCCGGAGATCCACATCCGACGCGGGCTGCGCTACCCCTCGGGGGATGTCGAGTGGGTGCCGCTCGGCGTGTTCCGCATAGAGAGCGGCATGGGTTCGCTCGTGCAGGGCAGCGCTGTGCAGGTGTCCGGGGTCTCCCGCGAGGCGTGGCTGGCTGACGACAACCGCAACGGCGGTGTCTTCACGACGACGGGCGGCACGGCAACGGCCCTGATCCAGTCCCGGATCCTGGCCACGGCACCAGGCGCGGAGATCCTGATCTCCACCCGGCAGGACCGCGTCGTGCCCCCGTCCAGCGCGGACGATGCGGACGCTTGGGCCACCGTGGAGCGCCTAGCCGACTCCATCGGCGCTGTGGCCTACTGCGACGCCGCTGGCCGGTTCATCGTGGCCGACCAGCCGACCAAGAGCACGCCACCCTCAGCGCTCATCCGCGCCGGGGTCGGTGGCACGCTCGTGTCGGCCGACGGGGGTGGAGACCGCACCGACGTCGTCACTGCCGTGGCAGTCACAGGCGCGACCCTGACCGGTGCGTTCCGACCCCACCTGGTGACCGTCTACAACGACGACCCCACCAGCCCGACGCGTAGGGGCGACCCGAGCGCCGGCCTGTTCGGCTGGGCGATGCTTCACCTGTCCGACCCGACGCTGCTCACGAGAGCCGACTGCGAACGCGTCGCCATAGCCGAGCTCGCCAAGCACACGGGCGTCATCTCCGGCGTCACCCTCTCAGCCGTCCCCATGCCTCACCTCGAGGCGCTCGACGTGATCGACATCGCGACCGACGGCGAGCGGATCCCGGAGACCATCTCCCGCCATGTCGTAGCCGAATACACCCTCGACCTCGCCGCCGGTGGGGGATTCTCCATGATCACCCGCGACCTGGGGGAGGTGACCGCATGACGATGAACGAGGCCATCCTGGCCATGATCGGACGCCAGACGCCGCCGGTGGTATGGATCGGGACAGTCATCACCGGCGGCTCGGCGCCCGAGGTTTCCGTCGACGGGGCCGCCTTGGTGACCGTGCAGTACCTCGCCGAGGGGCTGACCCTCGCGTTCGGTGACCGCGTGCTGCTCGTACGGGCCGCGGGGAACACTTGGGCCGCCGTGACCAAGGTGACCACCCCGACGGCCGGGGATGCCCCCGTGACGCTCCAGTTCACCCCGACGCACAACTGGGTCAAGGGTGCACCGCTAGCGGCAGGCGCTGGGGCGTGGACCTACCAGTTCGACTACATCAGCGGCAGCTTTCCCGCAGTCATCCAGCAGGGCCAGGATTACGACCAGGCGGGCGGGGACGATTACACCTCCCCGAAGGCCCCGATCAAGTGGGCGACCGTGCTCTACTTCGGGGCGCTCTCCTCGCTGGTGCCGTCGGGCAGCACGATCCTGAGCGTGTCCCTGGCGTTCACCCGGAACAGCCCCGTGTGGGACCAGCCTGCGCTGACCTACCCGAAGGTATACGGGAACCTCTACACAGCAGGCTCCCCACCGACCTCCGCGAACCCGCCGACCGCCGTGGGTGGGTTCGGACCACTGACAGGCGTGGCCGCGATCGGCGCAGGGCAGTCCACGACGATCGCCCTGCCCGCCTCCTGGATCACCGCGTGGCTGGCGGGCACGATCACCGGCCTGCACCTGTATTCCGACCAGCGCGCGGACGTCATCTACACCACCGGCGCCGCTGGTGACGTGCAGCTGATCGTGACCTACCAGCCACCGCCTCCGGAGCCCACGTGAGCGAGACGCCTCCCGACCCGCCCGTCGATCCTCCGGCAGGTCCTCCCGAGTCGCTGCCGCCGATCCCGCAGGGCACACCCCCGGACGACGTCATTACCGCTCTCGGATTCGTGCCGGGCGACACGCGGGCCGTGGTCATTACCTCGGACGGCGTCGTCGCCGTCGCCGCATCGATCCCCGACGTCGAGGACCCACTAGACCCGTTCGCCGCCGCTGAGCCCCAGAAGACGGGCGCGCCGCGACCCATGACCAAGGAGGCACACCATGCCCACGCCTGACACCAAGCAGGGCATCGACCTGCCGAACTACGGGGACGCCCCCGCCGTGCCGGACGACATCTCCAGGATCTACTACGCGAACCTGGAGCGCGGCCTCCCGCGGTTCGCGAACACCGCCGCACGCGACGCCGCCTACCCATCGCCGACGGACGGCCAGTTCTGCTGGGTGGACGCTGAGAAGGCGATCTACGTCGGCCGGAGCGGCTGGCAGCTCTTCACCCGCACGGCGGCCATGCCCTCTCCCTCCACCTCGCACGCAGTGGGCACGCAGAGTGTGACCGCGACGACCGCAGGAGCGCTGCCGACTGGCGTGTCGTCGTCACTCACGGTGGCTCACCCCATGGTCATCGAGATCAAACTGTCCTGCCTCTTCGGTACGGGCACGAGCTTCTCGGGGACGGTCTACGGCGTGCAACTCACCCTGTCCGGGTCAGGTGCTGGCGTGACCCTTACGCCCGACGCCAACCAGCGCTGCCTGTCGGGCGTGACCTCACCGCTACAGGGCGGCACGTACTCGCGCCAGGTCGTAGCCACGGCCGCCGGGACCCTGAACGTGCAGGTCTTCGGTCACCTCCTGACCGCCGCGGCCGGCTCCGCCACCATCCGGAGCGTGGAGCTCACCCTCGCGCCCGTGCGCTGGATCTAGGAGACCCCGTGAGCCAGGTACTCGTCACCCTGCACAAGCCCGAGTCCGCGGGCAATGTGCCCATGCCCGGCCACATCCGTGCGACTCCGACACGGCGCCGCACGGTCGGCGCCGCCATCGTGCTCCCCATCCCGTTCACGGTCCCGCTCGCTGCAGGCGTCGTGACGGTGGAGCTCGCCGCGAACGGCGCCGACTGGTGCTGGCGCATCGAGGAGCTGACCAGCGCCATGGCCACCATGGCCGAGCGCTACGTCGCCGTCCCGGAGTCCGGCACCACCCTCGGCTACGAGGACCTGGTCGACGTCGACCCGGACACGCTCGACCCGGCCGTCGAGCCGGAAGCCGCGTGGACGGTAGCACTCCGCACCCTGCCAGGCTGGAGGAAGGTCGAGACAGGCGAGGAGGAGCGGCCTGACACCGACGCCGGAGTCACCTGGTTCGACACTCGCGCCGATCAGAGCACCCCGCCGACGAACATCACCGACATCGACGTGTGGATCACCGGCTCGGGCGCGGACACCACCGACCCGACCGTGCCGTCTGGGCTCGCAGCGTCGGCCATCACCGACACCTCCTTCACCGTCACCTGGGACGCGGGCACGGACAACGTCGGCGTCACGGGCTACGACTGGCGCATCAACGGCGGTGCGGCCGAGACGGTCCCTGCCACGCCGCGCACGCTGGACTTCACCGACCTCACGCCGGCCACGGCTTACGACGTGGAGATCCGTTCCCGCGACGCTGCTGGCAACGTCTCGGCGTACGTGCCGCTGGAGGTCACCACTGACGCGGGCAGCTCGTTCCCGACGCACACCATCTTCGACACGCCGCCCGGTGTGCTGACCAAGACAGTCGAGGCTAGTCCGTACGAGAACGCAACAGCCTTCTACACCTACACGGCCACGCCGACCGGGTGGAAGGTGAAGGGCGCGCGCCTCTACGTCCCGGACGGCGTCACCGTGCCGGGGACGTGCGAGGTCAACCTCTACACGGGCGGGGTAGTCCCGACACTGGGTGCTCCGGCCAAGACGGTCACCATGACAGGCATCGTCTCGAACGCCTGGAACACCGTGGACTTCCCGTCGGTGACCGAGGTTGCCCCGGGCGAGGTCTGGTGGATCGGCATCAAGTTTGCCGACGGGACCTGGATGGGGGTCGAAGCGCTGTCGGAGGACTTCGTGCAGTCGTTCGACGGCTCGAACTTTGTGCTCGCCGACCGCGTGCCGGACGTCGGCCTGGACCGCAACTACCGACGCATCGGCGCCGGGTCCACGGTCGCACTGACGGGAACTGGTGACCGGGACCTGTGGTTCGGGATGGACGCGACTCTCGAGGAGGACTGATGCCGATCGACTCGCGCGTTGTGCGTGACCACTTGGGTACGCCCCTCGTGGTCCGCAGGCTCGGCGACACCGTGCGCGCTGCGCTCACCGACCCGTTCACCCCGTACGGCGTGCAGCCGGCCGGGATGACGGGGTTCGGCGACCCGGTGTTGTCCGACGAGTTCGCGGCCGCCACGCTCGACACCGCGAAGTGGGACTCGGCCTACCCGGACACCGCGTACTGGAACACCACGACACCGGGCGGGCACCTGTCCAACACGGACGAGCCGCAGGGCTACGACCCCAGCGGCATCACGTTCGACGCCGACGGCATGGTGCTCACCCTCCGCGAGGAAGAGACCGTCCCGGGCCTGGCCTACACGTCGGGCATGGTGACCAGTTACCCGAGCTTCAACCCGACGTACGGGTACTTCGAGGCCCGGATGCTGCTGGCTGACGTCGCGGACGCGTGGCCTGCGTTCTGGATGATGCCGACGGGTCAGGTGCGCCACCCGGAGATCGACGTCGTCGAGAACGACGGCAAGGCGAGCTTCAACACGCAGACCTACCACACGCTGCACACCCCGAGCGGGAGCAGCAGCACGACGTTCGACTACGCGCAGGACGTGGGGGCGGACTGGCACGTGTTCGGCTGCCTGTGGGAGCCAGACCGCATCCGCTGGTACGTGGACGGGGAGCTGGTCAAGGACGCCACGTTCACGGCCGACGACCCCATGTACCTCATCTGCAACCTCGCCGGCGCGAAGGACTCCACGCCCGTCGCACCGTTCAGCATCCACGTGGACTACATCCGCGCGTGGGCGCTGCCTACCTGACCCCAGAGCTGGAGAGGGGCCACATG